GGCTCCGTTGCCAAAGGTCGTAAAAACCCACTCTCCTCCCACCCGGGTAGGTAGAGCCTTCATAAACGCAGTTTAATGAAGTCATGCGGCGTCTCCTTTAGTAAGGTTGCGCCAGATTGTCGACGAGGTCGACGATCTGCGCATCTTTCAGAAGGTTGGACAGCATGATACGGAGGTCTTTACGCTGCTGAGCGGTCCCGCGTGCCGGAAGGATCATGTCTACTACAACAGAGTTGGTGTAGGCGACCTTCGGAGCGGCGGTATACCCCTCAGCATTTTGGCCGGTCACTGTTTCCAGTGCCGGGAGTTCCAGGGTCACACGCACGCGCTGCAAAGACGCAGCAGCGGCCGAGCGGTTGCCCGCCGTAATCCGACCTTGACCTACCAGCGCGAGTGCGCCGATAGATTCGCGGTAAGATGGAACGGGGGTCGCCACGACCGGTGTGAACGTGTGGTTGACAGGAGTAGTTGCGCCGTCGGCGACAACAATGTTGGCAATTTGAGCCATAGGTTATTCACCTTGTAAGTGCTACGCCTAGCGCCATCATATTCGCCAACTTCCCGAGTTTTAAGAAGGGATTCTTTAACTGGGGCGGCGGGATTGACGGGTTGCTAGTAACGGAGCGGTCCAGTTGAACGCGATTCACTCTGCAAGGAATGGATTCTGGCTTAAAGTAGTAACCCGATAAAAGGTTCTGCTTAATGCCGTTCATCTCGCTCCTAAAAAACTGAGTGTTCACGTAGGTTGATGACCGATTGGGCAGAATAGTGTGAAGTTCTAACCAGTCCCCAATGCCGACGAAGTAGTCGACAAGAAAGGAGAAAGGGAGGAGCTCCCACGCTATAAGCAACGGGTTGGTCAAGCCTAGTTGATCGTACACGGACGGCTGATAAGTCGTCTTAAGTATGACCCGCTTGGTGTAGGTCTCAACAATTTTCTCAATGTATTTCCGACCGCCGGATACTGATCCGCCGGTAGGAACTACGACCTTGAGCGTTTTGTGAGCCCTGATCTTCGTGACTTTAGGTCTCAGAGCACCCTTCTGATAAGCATCAGCGGCTG